CAGCGTCAAAGACTCTGTCAAATCCAATTAGTCTACTTTCTATTTGTGGGAATGCTGAAACGAAATCGTTCCAATTTGTCGTGTTTATGCTTACCATTGTTTTCTCCTATTATTTAGCAAGATTAAATTATGATACCCTTCCGGCGTATCATTATTATTTATAAGAGTTTTGCGTAAATTCATCAATTATATACTTGCCTGTAACACCAAAAGAATCTGTAAAACTTGTTCCTCTTCTTTTGTCGTGTTCATTAATAAAAGTTATAAAATCTTTTCTATGTCTGTCCAGTTTAGAACCTGTAAATCGATTATTTTTAATCCATTCAATTGTTCGTTTGTATTTCTGATACTCACCTTCTGTAAACTGTTCATAACCTTCCATGGTTTTTAAACTATTCTCCATTATACTTATATCATTATCGCCAGCAATTTGTGCTGAAAGGTGTTCTGGAGATGTCATATGTGGAGAGTCCCAATGAACTTGTCCTGGGTATTGTAATTTTAATTCTGCTACTTTATATATCAATTCATCTATATTAAAAATAGATAGATAATTATATGTAATCATCAATCCTACATGAAGTCCATGAGATAATACTACATGTAAATTTTCTTCAAAATGATCTATATCCAATCCATTTCTAATATATTCTGCTTGAGGCCCCCAAGAATCTATACTGACATAAAGTTTACTATTAGGTATGTCTTTAGCAAGTTTAGAATACTTTATTATTCTATTTTTAGAAACCATAAGATTAGAATTACAATGAAATGATAATCCTTTCCTAGGATTTTGTTTTACATATTCTAATAACTTATATGTATTCTTATCTAAAAGAGGTTCTCCTCCTGTGACTCTAAGAACAAATAAGTGTTCATATGCTTGGGGGAACCATTTCCAAAACCTGGTTATGTATTGATTATCTTTTTCTCTATATTCATCACCGTTCCAATATGCTTGTTGTGATAAATTATATGAGCCATGTTCATCTATTTCCTTTTGCCATGTGCTACTAAAACTAGGTCCACAATAACTACACGCCATTTGACATTTATTTGTAAACGATACTTCTAAATACTTAGGATAAACATATCCTGTTCCAGCTTTTACTGCCTCGTCTACTATATTACGATTATGTTTAAAAAATTGTACTGCAAGAGTCTGTCTATCAGAAATTAATCCTAGATCCTCGACATCCCAACAATAAGAGCACTCTGAAGGTTTATTGCCTTGCAACATCTCAGCTCTCTTTTCTATTTTTTGAGGTGTATTGTGTAAATCAGCTCCTAGTGGGATTTGCTGGGTAGGACAATGGTAACAGGAATGACTCAATCCTGTTCCTAAGTGCATTTCTAAATGAAACCACTTCAACACGCAGAAACCCTGGCCTACTTTATCCTGCTCTTGCTTTATTAATTGTAGGGCTTGTATCTGATTGCTATTTGACTTTTTTTCCAATATTGTATTTAGGAACTAATTCCCACTCACCCTTCTCTTTAAAAGATATAATTTTAATCTGACTTAAAGGGGAACATTCTCCTACCTCACCTACTAAATCCACTAAACCCCAATCTGATAGGAGTTTGGCTATTGTATTTCGTCGTTGTAAATCGTTATCTTGAAAATCTGCTTCTTTGCCATCTAATGCAAAAAGTTCTTTGAAGTGTGTGATGAAGTATCTGCCTTTTTTATGTAATATGTGGCAGGACTGATAAAGAACCTGTTCCTTCTTAGAAGCAACTCCTATTCGTGATAGGGTTTCTCTTACTTTTAAGAAATCTTCGGGGTCCTTTAAAGTGACTTCTAATGGGCTGTAGCCTGGATAGTCAATATTAAAGTAATTGTCTTGATCACTCATTCTCAATATTCTCTCTGGTTGTATAATATATTTAGGTTATATACCTTATTTATATTTTACCACCTTTAGAGGTATTGAGATGTAACTTAATTAAATCAATTTCAGTCTCAGAAAGCAAATTTAAAGCTTCTTTTGCCTTCATAAAACTGTATCCAAAAAACTTTTGTATAGCTTCTATATTCTCTTCTTCAGACTTTAACCACTTATTGTAGCGTTTCGCCTTTCTTACTACACTTCTTAAAAAATCATATTGTAATTTATTATCTAAATGTGGCCTGGCATTCATTTCGTTACCTGCAATAACTGTATCTTTACCAAACCCCATTGCACGATTTACGATAAAAGGATTGTATTCTTTTTCTGTCCTTTCATCAACCATTAAATCTTCTTTTGTATGATTAATACTGTTAGCAAAATCAAAGGGAGATATCTTTTTAAGTTTCTGTTGAAACTCTTCTTCGTTAATTTCTTCTATTGGATCTCCAAATCCTTCTAGTATTGAATCACTCATTAAAAATGCCTTATAACACCTGCTATAATAAAGAAGCAGGTAAAAAAGTTAACAAGAACAACCACTGTTCTAAAAATAGCTACGATATCAGATTCTTTGGAATCATCGCTTGCTTTCTCTCCTAGAGACATGCACCAATATTTCCATAACCTACCGAATATCGACATCTTTCATCATTCTATAACTTTCCATTAATAGTTCAGTTACAGTAATGCCCCTCTCTTTTGCTTCTTGTTTTATTTCTTCTTTTACATCAGCAGGCACTCTAATATCAATCCGTGCATCTGCTGTTTTTGCTTTGTTGTAGTCTTTCATTATTTAAACTCCACATTCGCCATAATTTCTGTCAAACATGCCGTCAAGTTAATCTCCTGATCTGCAACGAATGCTGCTTTATACTGATAATCACCAATTAACAAGACTAATTGTGGGATAGACTTAACCTCAGGCAATGTAATATCGTATATCTGTCTAAATATACCCTGTGGGTCAGTATCTACATTATTAACTACCCATTGCCTCATTTTACGCCAATCTTTTTCCCTTAGACTGTCTAATAGAGCCTTAGCATTAACTTCTTGGAAGTTGGATAGTATGCCTTCATCTATAGTACCGCCTGCTGAGTACCTCTGTAGCTCATTTATAACCCTTCTATAGTCAGGAAAATACTTCATTAGGAGCTCAGCAAGCACCTTCTCAGAGTACTCAATGCCTTCTGTATTAAGGATATACTTCATCCTTTCCATAAAGTTAGCGGCTAATACAGGGCGATCTGAGGGTGCTAATTTAAAGTCTATAACAGTAGTCCTGCTATGTAACGGGTCTATTAGCTTATTGGAATAGTTACATGTAAATATAAACCTACAGTTATCAGCAAAGTGTTCTATGAACCCTCTAAGGGCTGGTTGTACACTCTCTCTATTCATATAGTCTGCCTCATCAAGAATAACAACCTTAGTCTTACCCTCAAATGATACAGCAGACGCAAACTGCCTAATTTTAGTTCTGAGGGTATCTATTTGCCTACCTTCATCACTACCATTAATTACAATATAATCACAACCTAGTTCATTACATAATGCTTTAGCCACAGTCGTTTTACCTGTGCCTGCTGTTCCACTTAATAATAAGTTAGGTATTTCTTTCTTAGAAACAAATTGTGAGAACTGTTTCTTAACTTCTTCAGGCAATACACAATCCTGTATATGCCTAGGTCTATATTTCTCAACCCATAAAAATTGTTCTGGTTCCATAACTACTCCTAATTGTTAGAAACTTTTTTTGCTCCAAAATTCCGGCCATATTTTCCTAGGGAAAAAAGGTCTAGGAAAAAGTCTCCTTAATGTCAGTCGAATCTGAGAGAGATAGTTCTATATGTCTACCTTCTCCTGCTGCTGGCCAACCCATTGCTTTGACATTGTCTAAAACATTTTCAGGTGTGGATACCTCATAAGGATCTCCTTCTATATCATCACCAAATCCATCTTCGACAAATTGTTGTACGATATTGCCATCATCTACGACAGCTGCGTATCTCCAAGACCTAACACCAAAACCGATGTTGTCTTTTCTTACATCCATACCCATCTTAATAGTTAATTGTGCTGAGCCATCAGGTATAACTTTTACATTTACTAAAGCCTGATTAGCTGTCCACGCATTACATACAAAGCTGTCATTAACTGTAACGCAATAGATATCATCAATACCTGCTTGTCTAAAGTCATTATATGCTTGTTCAAAACCTGGTAACTGTTGACTTGAACATGTAGGAGTAAAAGCTCCTGGCAATCCAAATATTACCACTTTTTTGCCTTCAAATAATCCTTTTTCATCTAGCTCAACCCACTTTGTAATACCATCTGTGGTTGTAACTTGTTTAGAGATTTTAAAGGCAGGTATAACTGCTGGTAAATCCATTATTCCTCCTCGTTGAAAGGATCTATTTCGCCTTTCATTACTTTTCTAACTAGGTTAATTGCTGGGTTAGGTCTAGTAAAAATATATTCTACTGTTTCACCTTCCCTGTTAAGTTCTACGATCCAACCATTTGTGGCCTCTCGTATGGTGACTTCTAATTTATTCTCATCCATTGTTATCACCTATTACTGAAGACTTTTCAAGAGCAAGCCAATATTTTGTACCGCCTGAACTACTTTCTAAGTACATAAATTTCTTCTCAGATAAAATAACAGAATAACCTCCAGGAGATACCTTAAAGTTTTCTACTGCTAGTCTAGCATCAAATTTTAATTCTGAGCTCTCGATCTTTTGATTAAAAGAGTTAGACTTAGGTGTACTTGGATCTCCTACTTGCATAGTAACTTTAGTACCGTCACCTACAATACTTAACATAGGAGCTGCTGTAATAGCTGCTGCCTTAAGTATCATATCAACATCATTTTTAGTTAAGTCAAACTGATAAAAGTTATCTACTTCAATGGACTTGTCAGGGGCACTAACAATAATGCTAGGGTCTGCATAATAGTATTCAAATACAGCATTACCTTTGTCCATGACACCAGACTCTACTAAAGTCTCTTTCGTGACTTTAAGACTTTCTTCGCCAAAGTCTACATCTGTATCTTCCATTGAGGTTAAAAGTGGAATCAAACTATTTAGATCGTAAATAGCAAACTCCCTAGGAAATATTTCTTTAACCTCAGCTCTAGCAAAAATATTTTTGCCTGTGCTAATAGTTGAAAGTGTACTTCCTTCACGAACTAGAATGTTCGTATTAATTGTAGCGAAGTTCTTGAGGGTATCAAGTGTTTCTTTGCTTAGTTTCATAATATACTCCATAATTATATTGTCTATGTATTATAGACTCTCACCTAGTATAAGTCAACAACCTATAGGACCAAACCTATAAACTAAATTCCTATACTAATATTTATACACACAGGTAGATTTTACCACCAATTTAGGTCCAGGTGTTCTACCAATTTACTTGATAAGTCTTCATGGGATTGTGGGGAAGGGTGCATCAAATCTCTAGCAAATTCATCCTGACTACCTGCGTCTGAATGTTTACATTCTTTAACTGCTTTAGCTAAATTTTCTTTTGCCTTTGCTTGTCTATCGTCAAAAGAATCTTTGCTTGTATAATGTCCTATTGAACTACCAGGACAAGTAAAGACTAGAACATCTTCTTTATCCATATAGTTAATAGGAGATATATCTGTTCTCTCTCCATTGAATAACCATGTTACAGGTATATTCATATGTTCTGTTAAGTTTATAAGCGCAGTATAAAATAATTTGAAATGACTCTCAGCAATTCGCTGGTTTTCATAGTCTCTAAAAAAGGAATAATCAGGATCGTTTACTCTAATAAGAGAGCCTGGATAATCTATATTGTGAATAGAGTTTGTTGGTGTCATTCTAAATGTTCCTGTAGGATTTTCTACTAAATATAAAATTATTCTTGTAGGTGGGTTGATCCATTTATTAGCAGCTGCAGTTAAATTATTAAAAGTAAACTCAGGCCTGCCACCAATTAGACTCATGTTATAACAATCAATACCTGTAAGATCTTCTGTTACTCTTGGTGCTATATCATGTTGATGTACACCTGGTCCTAATCCAAAACAATTAGAATCAAATAACCACCACTCTTTTTGATCACTTACTTCTTCTAGTTCTTTTTCTTCTCTGAAACCATCTGAATTAAAAATATAATTTATATCTGAATCACAATTATTCCAAATCCAATCTTTTCCCTGTATTAATTTAGCTCTTTCAAACCAGGTTTGTGTTTCATGGAAGAGCCATTTATACTTATGTCCTGGCTTGGCTCTATAAGAGATAAAACCGTGATCGCCTAATGCTATTTCATGAAGTCTATCATTCATCTTTAAAGACTGGCTTTCTTTTATCAATAAAAGCCTGGATACCTTCAATACAATCTTTAGATTCTTCAGTCATTTCTTTTGCCCATAAAGCAAATGATATTGCTTCGTCCATATTAGAGTTTACTGTATGCCATATAGCTCCTTTTGTTCCTCGAACTGCTATAGGTCCACACTCATTAGCAATACGATGAGCAAATGCTATTGCTTGTTCATTAACATCTCCATCACATATTGTGTGGCACATACCTACTCTATCTAACCATTCAACATCATGTACATCTCCTGGAACCATAAAAGCCATTGCTCTATTTTGTCCTATTCTCTGCGTCAATTTAACTTGTATTGATACAGCATTAAAACCTAGTTTAGTTTCAGGGCAAAGGAATTTGCTTGTTTTATCTGCGAATATAAAATCACTTGCTAACAATACACCAAAACCATCACCACAACAATAGCCTTTGATTGCTGATATAATTGGTTTAGGTGTAACCATGTCACCGTCTGTGTACATAGTACTCCAACCTTCTCTATATCCTTGATAGATGTCGTTGACATCAAAGCCTGTTGTAAAATGATCTTTGTCTGTTTTGATAACTAGAACTCTTGAATTGTCCTCTCTATATTCAATGAGGGCATTGTTGTAGTCGTCGTAATAATCTTTTGTTAAGATGTTGAAAGGACCTTCACCATGTATTGTCATAATGGCGATGTGGCCGTCGAGATCGTAAGTTATTCGTTCACCGAATTTCATAATATAATCCTATTATTTAGAAGCTTGCTATTTCGTTGCCTTCAGAATCTGCAATTACACATGTTATATTTGCTGCTTGTAGTGCTGATTTATAACTTGATCTAACTGTATCTTCATCTGTTAAGGAGTCTACAGTTGCTTTAGCTGTATCGTATGTTGCTTTATCATCTGCTGTATAAATTACTTTCGTTACAAGACCGTCTACTGTATAACCTTTTGTAACGCCTGCTTCTGTTAGTGCGGCATCAGTTTCCGATTTATTAGCAGCGGAAAAACTTTCTACTGTAGGTAGTGCTGTTTCTGCATTTGGCCTAGTTAAAGTCCATGTTACTTGGTATGACATTCATTTCTCCAATTTATTGTCTACTATTTATATTATTTATAAGCCCAATTTAGATTTTTTATAATTTTGGAGGTATAGATTTGTATCTTTTGTAAGTTTTTGTACATCGTACCCCATAATTGTTTGATCTAAAACTGTATCATATGTATATGTTCCAGGTGTTATAAAATTAAATAAATCCCATGTCATAATTTTATTATCTCTAGGATCATACAAACCTTCTAACATTACTCTAGCTAATTCTATAATAGAACTCTTCCAAGTATATGTATCGTGACTCCAATGTAAATTATGCTGTTGGTTATGTAATCCTTTTATATAACCTGTTAACATAGGGTGTTCTGAAAACTCTGCTAGGTCCTCAGCAGTTAATTCTTCTATAATCTCATCTGTATGGAAGTGGCCACTTTGTTTCCAAGTTCTACCAAACTCTGAAGATGCAAAAGCCATCTCATCTATATGTCTGTTAATATATAACGGCTGTAATACTAAGTTCTCAGTAGACATATTAGCATTCCACCATCTTAGGCCGTTATAGAGGCTCTCTTGTGTCTCATATGGTAAACCTAATATTAGACTTGCCGTTGCTCTATATCTACCGCAATGTTTATTTGTATAATCCTTTGCTTCTAAAAGGCCTACTTTTAATTCCTCTGGATCAATACCTTTGCCTACTGTTCTTCCTGCTTGTTGATTGAAAGTTTCTATGCCATAGTACTGCGCCCAAAAACCCATCTCTGCTAGGTACTTTTTATCGTCTTCTCTTCTTGTAAGTAAATCTGCTCTAACAAATCCTGTTAAGTTAGGTTGAAAAGGTAATCGTTGTATCTCACTACCAGCAAATTTTATTTTCTCTACATTGTCGTTGCATGTTTCATCTGCTACATGATAGCTTGTTACACCCCACTTCTCATAGTTCCTTAACATCTCATCATGTAAGGTACTCATGTCCCTAGTTAAGTCTCCTTTCATACCTATTGCATTGTATGAACAGAACTTACATTTAAATTTACACCCACGGGAGAGTTCTAATGTTAGAGTATCTGAAGGTTGAATATAATCTCTATCCTCATACTCAACAACCAAATCTTTACTAGGGAAACAAGGGTGATGTATATCTGCCATAACAGTTTTTAATCCTTGGTACTCTGTTATAACTGCTTCGCCCTTTAGAAGTTTTATAAGACCATACTCTCCATAACCACATACATAATAGTCACAAGGTAAAACCATTATGTCTACTAACATTTTAGAGCCTGCTATGATATCTACATGAGGGTACTCGTCCTTTAACCATTTAAGATGCTCTTGTGCTCGTGATAATAGATTTAATTTATATCCAAAGGTAACACTAACACCTATAAATTTGGTGTCTTTAGTTACTCTTGATCTGATAAATTGTTTGAACTCTTCTTCCTCAAATGCTAACCAGTAGTCCAGGACTTCTATGTCCCATCCTTCTTTACGCATAAAGGTAGCGATTTTATGTGCGCCACCTGATCTTTTGAGGTTGACCCAGTTTGGGTCCAACGCTCCTAATGCGCCTTGCCAACCTGGGTTCTGTTGTAAACAACCTAATATAATACCGTGGTTCATACCAGTATTTATTACTCGTCTAGATAGTGTTTTGTTGTACTTTTATCGTGTTCGTTAAGTGCAATAATGGCATAATGTAAAACCTTTTGTAGGTCCTTTCTATGGTCCTCTGTGGAACCTTTTTTGCCATACCGTTGTGCGTACTTTAGAATGTTGCCTATTGCAAATCCAATACCGTGGCCACAATCACTGATAAATTCCGTTGATTGGAATTTGTTTCTACTATAATGCCCTGAGTATGTATTGTCGATATACGATTGGAGCTCCCTAATGAGAGCTCCTTCGTTGAACTTATACTCTGGCGTTTTACTCTTCGCCATCTTCATGTATCTCCTGTTCAGTTTCTGTATCTACTTCTTCGAGTTCTACAGTTGGATCAACCTTGGCATACAAATCTATGAATGCCTCTTTGGTGTCTTCGTCGAACCTATTAACACAAAGTTGAACAGCCTTTTGCTTGTCTTTAAACACCGCAAATGCGTTAACAATGTGCTCCAATCTACGAGTACTAATTAACTCGTCGATGGCACCTTCGTAATATGTTTTACGAATTACATCACTCCAAGTAACAAGGTGTGTCGCGAAGTCTTCGTCAACATTGTTGACCTTTTCCATCTTCTTGATCACGATCTTTTTCTCGGTAGCCATTGTAGGGTACTCCTGCTCGACTGTGATTGCAAACCTTTCAAGGAATGCCTCGTCGAGTATGTTGGCAGAAATAAATTTGCCATCATCTGAACCTCGACCCTTAGTATTGGCCG